CGCCGCCTTGGTGCACGTTGGTCCGTCGAGCTTGAGCAAGACCTTAAGAACATGAACGGTATCGATATTGATGCTGAAATCACGAACGCTATGTCGTACGAGATTCAAGCTGAGATCGACCGTGAAATGCTCATGAGAATGATCCAGGCTTCTCTTAATGCTGGAGCTAACAGAGGATTCTCCTTCTGGTCACCTGCTTCTGCAGACGGCCGTTGGATGGTTGAGCGTAATAGGGACTTCTATCAGCGTATCATCATTGAAGCTAACCGCATTGCTGTGCGTAACAGGCGTGGGGCTGCAAACTTTATTGTTTGTACTCCTCGTGTTGCCGCCATTCTTGAAATGCTCCCTGAATTCCAGTGGGTACCCGTTCAAGGTGACGTAAATACACAACCTGTTGGTATTGCTAAGGTTGGTTCACTTGGTGGAAGATTCAACGTTTACCGTGATACTCGTACAGAGGTTCAGAACTCTAACATCTATGATGAGCAAACTTACACAACGAATGGTGCTACACGTACCGACGCTATTGAGTATGCTCTTCTCGGATACAAAGGTCCTGAATTCTACGATACTGGTATCATTTACTGTCCTTACATTCCTGTCATGGTTCAGAGAACTATTGGTCCTAACGACTTCGCACCACGTGTTGGCTTGCTTACTCGTTATGGTGTTGTTGACAACATCTTCGGAGCAAATCTCTACTATCATGTCATTCTTGTTCAGGGACTCGGTACTGCGTTCACTCCAGCTTCTCAGTCAGTGTACTTCTAATATTAGAACGTCGCTGATTAAGCAGCAGTCGAGAGACATAATCACAAAACAGCAGAGCGAAAGCTCTGCTGTTTTTTTTGTTTATTCCTCTTAACTATTTTACAAGCAGACTAAATATTAATATGTCATCAATGAATTTTTTTAACCTTTCATCGTTTACACACGGTCTTTATAACTTAAGTGGGGGCGAATTTAGCAACACAGGAATACAACTTCCACACTATTTAAATAACTCGCCACTGGCAAATGGTCGAGGTGGAGACTTTGGATTAAGTGCGTTAGATAATTCAGTTCAATTATTAAATACAGGAAGAATTGGAGATTCACCAGTAATTGGACTTTTATTTAACTATAAAGGAGGCGATGGTAGTTCACCAAATAGCGCTCCTGTTACTGCTAGAACAATGAGATCACCAGATCATGCTACACATAATACACACATTAGAGTAGATTCAGATTACCATAATAATACCTTTGCATTAGTCGCACTTAATGGAATGACCGTTACCTATACTGCTAAAGCCGGTACCATGCTACCAGTTGCTTCAGGTTTTAATCTAGTAGTTGGTCCAGATATGCGAAGAAAAGTACAAATGGGATACATTTAAGACTAAATATTTATATGGCAGATTACGAATACACATATGATACAGGTTTATACTTTACCGCAGATTTAGGTGGTGATACCGGTCCGGACCCTATAAATAATTCACCACGAGCAGATGGACGTGGAGGAATGTTTAGTTTAAGTGCTTTAAACAATTCATTTGTTTTGCTTTCTGGTGGAGCCATTACCGTTGATGGGGTTGATAGAGAAGTAGCTGGAGTGCTATTTACTTACCTGCCAGAAGCTTCAGCTGCACCACTACAATTAGACTACCATTGTACAAATCCAGAAGACGGTGAGTTTACTTCTTGTAGATTTAGAGCTGCATGGTCGTTATTTAATCTTAATAAAGGCTACGATGGTCACACTATTGCTCTCGTTTGTGAAGATAACTTTACTGTTACATATCAAATTGCTCACGCCTCGCGTACAGTAACTCCTGTTCTCTGTGGGTATAATCTCGCAGTAGGACCTAACTTACGTCGTAAAGTAGCACTAGGTTACGCTTAATTGAATACTAACGTGTTCTCCCTTAATCTCACGGGGTTATAGTATATATTTATAGCTATATACCATCATCAACTTCTTCTTCTTGTATCTCGTTATATAAGATATAATGATCTTGCTTATTACTATCCCAATATGCTGAAGCTGTAGCATAATCACTAAAATAATGCTCTTCTAAAAAGTTATCTGAGACTCTAAACCCGTTATTATCTATTGTATATTCTACAAGATCTACGTAGTAACCACTAAGAGGAGGTCTAAGAGGGTCACACCTTGTTATATTCCAATCGTATTCTTTCATTAGCTTATATTATAATAGTCCATTATATTTTTTTCTATAGCAGTTCGTAGAGAACTGCAGTCACCATCAAAAACTAGACATTCAGTAATTCGCCCATCAAGAGCATATGTTGTAGCGTTGTTTAACCCACCGAGACCGTATGAACCTGAACTGTTTTTTTCAACACGAGTAAAGCTACCTAAAGACGTACCATCAATAAAGGGCTGATAATTACCTTGTACTGACCCAGCAATGGCAGTGAATAAATGAGGATCAGTATCACCGGTTTGCTGAACCCGATTCCATGTACCTGCGTAACCAAAGTTTAAGCCATCATAGTATTGAGTTGGAGCATACCACCTAGCACCGTTAGTTGTTGTACCTAAGGAAAGCATAACCTCTTGTGGGTTAGGATCCACAGTATCAAACTCACCAACAAGAAATGAACTACAATCACCTATTCTTATATTAGGAAGAGCTGTATCTAAACGTAAATAATCATTAGCACCATCAAAGTCTAATGCAGGTAACCCGTTTAAAGTGTTTATACTTCCACCATTAACAATAACCGGCATACTAAACCGTGAAGTTTGTGTCGCGTCATTTCCATTACCACTTTGATCGTAGAGTGTTTTTACCCTAACTCGACCGTTACTTGTATCACCTGCTGCAAATGTTGTTAAGGTACCATCTGCAATCTCATCTGGAGTAAAGCCTTGCGTAGCGCCGCTTGAATCTAAATACCCCAAAAATACATCACCATTATAGTTTCTGTTCAAATATCTAAAGCTATACATTCCATAAGCTGCAAATTCATAATCTGTAATATTAGGATGTATATCCATTAATAACTGCCTTGTAGATGAAATTATACCAGATTTATTTCTCATAATTTATGCTGTTAAGTCACCAGCAACTAACCAAGTGTCTGTTGCAATTTTAGTTAATACAGCTGAACTGTATTGGACACGAGTTTTTAGTTCATTATCAGCTGCATACAACGTTACTCCTGAACCTGCAGCTATAGTAACTTGTCCTGCTCCTTTCTGTACAATTGTAACCTCAGCACCAATAGGAAAAGCTACTGAGCTGTTTGGCGGTACAGTTAAAGTAATAGCACTTCCATTATCAAGAGTAAGTAACCTACCATGGTCTCCTATTACTAAAGTTTTAGCTGTAGCTGTATTTATAGCTAATTGAGTATTTTGCCTCACCATTCCATTAATATCGAAAACTGAGTTTGCAAAATCCATTGTAGCGAAAGTTGCCTTACCTGACCCCCCATTACCGCAAAATATAGTACAGCAATATGTGGCACCGCTTTCAATTTTTATATGACCATTTCCGGTTTGAATCAATGACAAGTCTCCGGATTGCACTAAACATGAACAATCACTAAATTTTAAACCATAACCTGAACCTTGGTTTAATTGAATACTACCGCCACATATATGTAATTTATCATCTGCTGTAGAAGAACCAATTGCAACATTACCCCCATCTTTAATAAAGATACCATTACTTGCATCATCAGTCACATAAAGACCACCGCTATCTATTGCTCTTATTTGATCTGTATATACAGACTTGCCTTGACCGAGATATACATTACCTAATGCGCTTATGTTTCCTGCAACAGTTAATTTTTCACCCGGGTCATCTTCACCAATACCAAGATTACAACAAATATAATTATCACCATTAGCATGCAGCTGTACTTGGGCAGTCTGACCATCTTTGTACATAACCATAACACCAGAATCGTTACTATCAACGTATAAATTATGTGTTATTGAATCATCACTATCTTCTCTAATAAAAATACCATTAGTATTAGTACCGGTGTGTATATCTAATGTTGCACCAGGAGATGTTGTACCTATACCAATATTACCTCCGGATGCAACATGCATTCTTGTTGCACCGCCTACACATAATTGTACATCACAGAAACCATTACCTACTGTCCCACCATCACTTGGACCTAAAACCAAATCTTCATTATAAGCCATTACCACTCCAGTGTCGACTACTAGACATTTATTAAAATAAATTTTAGCTCTATCAGTTTGAATATGCGCATACGACCCATTTGCAGCACCAATTTCAAGATATCCGTTATCACTCTGTGAACGTAATAAGGTTTGACTAGTTATTGTAAGACAATTACCAGGATTAGGTCCTATCTTTAAGCAATTATTAGAGCTTATTTCACCAGAAACAGTAAGCTCTACCGGTGGTGGCGTCGAATTCATAGTCCCAATACCAACTTTACCTTTTAAGTAAGTACCGGCAACATCATCATTACCAAGCACAACACTATTATTACCACAACCACAAGCGCAGAAACCAATTACAGTTTCGTTTACTGGAGTACCAGCTAATGATCTTGTACAAGCTCCTAAATATGTACTGTTATCAGGTGATGTTACTGCACTAGAACCGTTATTTTCAAATCTTCCAGCTGCATAACCTACAGCTGCGTTACAGTCTCCATCAGTATTATTACAGAGAGAATATAAACCAATAGATGTATTATAATGACCGGTTGTATTGGATCTTGAAGAATTAAAACCTACTGCAGTATTATTATTACCGGTAGTATTCGAATACAGCGCATGAGTTCCTATTCCAACATTTTGATAACCGCATGTATTTGTTCTAAGCGCTTGGTAACCTAAAGCTTCATTATATACACCAGCTGTTGTACAGCGTAAAGCATCAAGACCAACAGCTGTATTAGCATTCGAATTAGCTGCTAACAACGCTCTAAAACCTACAGCTGTATTACTTGCTGCAGATATTGCACCCTTTAATGTTTCATATCCAACAGCTGTATTATAACCCCGGCAAAGAACGTTTGTAAGCGCGCAGGTTCCAATAGCAACATTACATCCACCGGTAATAACACTCTTAAGGGATGAGGGTCCAATAGCTATATTATGTGTTCCTGTCGTATTAGAATGTAGAGTATTAGATCCAATGGCTATATTACAACATCCTGTTGTATTGTTTGTTAGTCCAAGATAACCTAAACTAACATTATCCCTTCCAATTGTATTATCCATTAGATTTCTATAACCAGCACTAAAGTTATAGTCACCTGATGTACTATAGTACATACTTTGCCAACCTATACTAGTATTATGTGAACCACATATGTTTGTATACAATGCGTTGTAACCTAGAGCAACGTTACAATTTCCATTTCGATTATAAAACATTGCCTGATATCCAATAGCAACATTACTGCTCCCGCTGTTGCTATAAGGATGACCGCCGGAGTGAGCCATGGCTCCTATAGCAACATTATTTAACCCGGTTGCATTATAAAGTAGGGCACTGGGACCTATACCAACATTATAATTTCCGGTTGTATTATTTTCGAGAGATTTAAATGCTATCGCGACGTTACAACAACCAGTTGTATTATCATGTAGTGAACACCCACCAATACCGATATTATTACTAGCAGTAGTATTTTTGCATAAAGGTCTATATCCTATAGCTATATTATTTGTACCGTGGGTATTTGCTTTAAGAGGTTCACGTCCTATCCCAATATTATAAAATCCTCCAGTATTATTGTAGAGAGCATGATAGCCGATAGCTTCATTATGATAACCGGTTGAATTATAATACAAAGTGCATGCTCCAATCGCATTATTAAATACACCAGTAGTATTAGTATATAGAGCATTTGTACCAACACCTACGTTCTGACAAGCAGTACCGGTGTTGTTGTTTAATACAAAGTGACCTATACCAACATTACACCCGGCTTCTGTATTTTTCCATAAAGTTTGACGTCCTAATGCTATATTACCCCCACCGGTAGTATTATCATCTAAAGCTTGTCGACCTATAGCTATATTATAATCACCCGAAGTATTACCAAATAAAGTTCTATAACCTATAGCGGTATTATAAGTACCCGCTATATTACTACATAAAGCTTCAGTACCAAAAGCATTATTTTTATCTCCTGTTGTATTACTACATAAAGCATACTGTCCAACAGCGGTGTTATTAACAGCGCATGTATTACTTACTAAGGCACAAGATCCTACAGCTACGTTACACGCTCCTCCCAAATTTGCATACAAGGCTTTAGATCCTACAGCTACATTATAGTTACTAGTTTGATTAGATTTTAAAGCTTCACAACCAATAGCAACGTTGCAATCACCTGTTGTATTACCATATGCAGCTCCGCAACCAACTGCAACATTACGTAATCCTGATGTGTTGCTAAATAATGCGCCTTCTCCAACAGCGGTGTTTTGATAACCTTCAGCGTTTGAAAACATAGACTGTAATCCAATTGCTGTGTTTTGAGAACCATCTCCTGTATTAGTATGTAAAGCTTGCAACCCAACAGCTGTGTTTGAACCTGTTGTATTATTTTGAAGTGCACCAGCTCCAACAGCAACGTTATTATCTCCTGTAGAGTTTGTTAACAACGCCCTATAACCTATAGCTGTATTACATAATGCTCCGCTACCCATAAGTAACATAGCCTTGGTACCCATGACTGTATTACCGGTAACAGTACTACAATAACCACTTAAAGCACTAACACTACCTGCTATTGTAAGTTCAGCAGATAGCGGATTAGTTGTCATTATACCAACTTTACCATGATTCGTAGCTGTTATTCTTGTAGCAGCTCCAGCACCTAAAAGTAATTTGTTTGAATCGTGGTTATATATAACATACCCTCTATATACTTCATCTCCTGATGTACCATCAGCAAAATATAAATTACCAGTATTAGCATTATCAGAATATATAGTAATGCCATGACATCCGGTTCCACTACCAACTACTAATGTATTAGCTGAATCACTCAAGCTACTCTGATCCTGAGTACGAATACCAACTTTATCGCTAGTATCTATAAACAACGATGTGGTAGTACCATTATCAGTACTAAACTCCATGTCAACACCATTAGCATAAAAATTTAAATCACCCCCTGTTCGACTAATAGAAGAATTTTCACCGCCTATACAAATTGCTGCTTCACCTGAACCCCTTGATTCTAAACATATATGAGCACCAGAAGCACCATCATCTACAACTAAGCTAGTTGTAGCATCAGTACCTTTAATACAGACAATATCAGAGCAAAATTTTGCATCTCCTATTACCTCTAGTTTAGAGGTAGGTGTACCAGTACCAATGCCGACGTTACCTGCGGAAGTAACCAGGGTATTTGTACCGTATGTACCTATAGTAACTACGTCTGTTACACAAGAATTTACATTTATTATCGGAAGTCCAGATGCATCATTAACAGAAAAAATATCTCCTGTAAGACTATCTGTTACACCTAATAATTGGCCACCGTCACCTACAACAGAAAAACGAGAAGCACCAGTTAAACCACCATAATGACTTTCAATTTCTAACCCGGATTTATCTATTTGGGAAAACTGTATACCGCCACTTGAAATTTTAGGCACAGTTGACCCACCAGCTGTCTCTTCATTGAAGTAGATTGCCCCTGATGCTGGAGTTATAAGTACGTTTGCCATCTATATATATTTATACGTTAAATTTTTATCCAATATTTTGGTTTGTTCCAAATCTATCCTTAGTTGCGTTATAATTTTGTAAAATCTCTTCTGCTGTTAATGTCCTTTCATAGTACATATAACAATTAGCTCTCATTGTAGGAGGACCGTATCCACCGCTCCAGCTTCCCCAGGTTGCCATATCATTACCAGATGGAGCAGCAAAAGATGCACTAGCAGTAGATTCACCATCAAATAACCCATTAAAATATAATTTAGTTTTATAGGTACCTCCAGGTATATCCTCATCTGTTGTAGCCATACAAAGCCACTGCTGTGGATCGTTGAATTCTGTTGTCACACGGGAATAAGAACCAGTAGTACCAGAATTAGGATATCTTAAAAACCCTCTCGCACTACTTGTCCCCCCGGGGGATAAATAAAAAGAAGTTTTAGATTGAAAACCTCCACCGTAAATGTTGTCTGTTCGTTGGCTACTGTTACCATACGGAAAATTAAACCAGCAGAAGAATGTATAATTATTTACATTAGTTCTTGTATAGGCTTCGTTAGATAACCAACCCGGGTCTTCATTTGTATCTGTAACACCATCTTGATTATATAACCATAATCCCGTTTGCTCATGTCTTGTAAAAGACATTTCCGGGGTAGCATCTGTGTCATATACTCTTAAATAATCATCTGCATGATCACCCTCTGTCGCTAAGTTATATAACTTAGTATTTTCATCAATAGCAACAGTTGGGTTTGGGAGGCATCTGGGATTATTTACATCATAATACCATACTAACCCTTCTGTTACTATTCTAGCTGTATTATGTGAAACACTCATCCTGTTGTAAAACTAGCCCCTCTAGAGGTTCGTCCTTTGTATATGTTATATGTATATCTAACTTCATCGTCTGTCAACTTTCTATCATAAACTGCTATAGCTTCGTTATAAGCATGTCTATAATCTGAACCACCAGGGGGAATAAAAGTAGTCATATGACTTAAAGAAGAACCAGAACTTGTTTGACCTAAATTACCTGTTAAATTAACAGCACTTCCTGCCTTAGTATCGTTTACCCATAGTTGTGAAGCTCCTGGAGCTGCACATTGTAAAGTTAATAAATATGTCCCTCCAGGGCTTAATATTGCGGTATTTGTAATATTAGTCCACCCACTTGCATCTCCTGCAGTTTGATTACCATACCATCTAAATTTTAACTGAGAACCGTTTCCAAGATAGTTTCCAAAATGGTATAATATAAAACTAGCATTATTAGCATATGAACTATTCCATTTACTTACAGGATGTTCAGCATAACCGGTATGTGAGCGTAATACATGTATCAATGTAAAGAAAGTAATTTCAGATATATCATTAGCCCATGAAGATATATTAGCGTTAGACCATGTATCTTCAGCATTTAAGCTAGATTGCTGTGATATGGTACCGGTTACAGAGGGATCTGCTAAATTTATACTAGTAGATCCTTGATAGCATCTTGGATTTTTAAAATCCTCAACAAATACTAAACCGTCACGTATTAAATGACCTTTTATTTCAGACGCCATCTACTTCTACCTCCATTCTATCGATATCTTTACGTTCACCATATACTACGTAGTTATAGCAATCAGAAACTCCACCTATACAAATATGTTCATTGCTCTGACACTTAACATATAAACACTGATAACTACCCACTGGTGTTAATATTACTGAAACAGAGTCATCTCTAACTAATCCTTTCCAATATTCTGGTAAAGTAATACAACTTTTATCAGTTTTACCTCTAAATTGTACACCCCATTCTGGAGCCTCTACAGCACCGTGTTTTAGTTTATAACCAGGCTTTGTTGGGTGATCAATTAAGAATGCTTTTGTACAAGCACTAAAGTGATTAACACCGGTTAGATCACCATCTATAATAACAGCTCCTGTAGATCCAGCAATACACCCGGTAACACATACTCCAGTATTTGTTGTCTCAAACTTCTTAGAACCGTTGTAATATAAATCAACAGAGCCATCTTTGGTAAATTTAGCCTGAGCTTCACCACCTGTTGTTTGAATGTTAGTAGATGCATCAGCTAATAAGAAAAGAGCACCAGTACCGCTATCTTTAATAACACTATTACTTCCATCATGGTATATTTGTAAATCCTTATGATTACCTGCTGTTATTTTACCATCATCAGGAACAGCAACTTCAGATGTTGCACTAAGACCTGCAACACAAATGCCAGTAGATGTCGTCTCAAACTTTTTACTGTTGTCATGATAAAGCTCTACTGCTCCGTCATCCAAAAATTTAGCTTGCGTTTCACCTCCATCTCCAGACCTTATACATGTATTATTACCATCTAGATATAAAATCCCATTAGTAGCAGCTACTCTTGTATATCCAGTCGTACCTTCAATTTTATTGTTTCCGTCGTGATATAATTGTAAATCAGCACTACAGCCTAACCCTATCTTGTAGCCATCCGGTAAGTTTAACGCCTCATTTAAAGTATCAGTACCAATACCAACTCTCGGAGCAGAAGCATTAGCAGATAACGTCATGGCAAATCCCTGTGATGTACCTATTCTTACAGAACCTGACTTACCACTAGTAAGACATAATTCTGCTGCGTTGCTAACATATTGTGCATCAAGTTTTGTTCCAGCAAAACAACTACTTGCGTTAATTACTTTACCTAGTATGGTACCACAAGTAGTTTTAATATCACATCTACCGCTTATAGTACCAAATACGGTAAGTTTTTCATTAGGTGTAGTAGTACCTATACCCACGTTACCAGCAGAAACAGGTAAACCAGTACCTATTAATATTTGTTCTTCACCACCATCTAACCGCAAGTAATCAACTTCATTACCATAGCCGTCGTCAGCTTTAAATAAAATATCAGCATCAGATGCTTGATTGCAAAAAGTTATATTTCCTTTGGTACCAATTAATAACGCGTTAGTATCATTATGACTTATTGTAAAATCTTCATTAGTTCCAAATCCAGCTGTTACATTATCAGCAAATCGGAAGTTTTGCTTAACACAAGTATTATTTGCACTACTATCAATCCTTATATACTCAGCAGCAGTACCACTGGAGTTTTCAGCGCAAAATACGATATCATTACCATGATCATAGTTATAGAAAATTATATCACCACTATGACTTTCAACAAAATTTGTTGAACCATCGTGATAAAATCTAAAGTTACCACCTGTACCAAATCGAAGGCTGCAATTATTTACTAAGTTGAGAGAACCAGAAGGTGAGTTTGTACCTATACCAATATTACCAGCAAAATAGTTAGGACTAGGACCAGCAGCACTCAGACTTCCACTAGCGCTTATGTTACCATGTACAGTTAATTTTTCAGCTGGTGCTACTGTACCTATACCAACATCACCCCCATTTTCAATAGCAACAGAAACAGATCCAGTATTATTTTTAATGTATTGTATACCAGAAGAACTGGCTGTCCAATCATTAGTATAAAGAGCATTCCCTACAACCAAATTACTGCTAAATTCACCGTCTCCACATACATAAAGTATACGCGATGATATTGTCGGTGTACCAATATTAACCTTACTAGCAAAATAGTTAGGACTAGTACCACCAGCACTAAGACTACCACTGGCGCTTATATCACCAAGTACAGTTAATTTTTCTGCCGGAGCTGGTGTTCCTATACCGACATTACCCCCCTCGAGAATCGTCAATCTTTCGGTAAGGCCGCCACCGCCATTGACTCTTGTTGATAGAGCCAAGCCCGCTCCGTAATCCCCGCCAGTAGCATTCGTTTTCTTTGCTTCTATGCTTCCGAATACTGTTCTGGTCGTGCCTGAATATGCTCCATAAAAATCAATCTCTCCACCAACACCCGCTGCCGCAGAAGTTGTATCAGCAACAATTACAACCCCATCAGAACCTTTTGCTCCAGCGACCTCAAGCTTTGTTCCTGGATTAGTTGCACCTATACCTACGTTATTGGTTGATCTATGAATCGTTAATGCATCAGCACCTAATGAACCATTATAAATACGAAACATATTTGTTGTTGCACCACCAACATATTGGTTCTCAAGGCCCCAAGTAATATCACCATTAATTAAATTTACCTTTGAAGACGCTGTCGATGTTCCGCTTACGGTAACGGTAGGTGTAGCTCCAGTAATATCAAGTAAAGATTGCGGTGTTATTGTTCCTATACCAATATTACCAGCAAAATAGTTAGGACCAGGACCAGCAGCACTTAAACTACCACTAGCACTTATGTTACCAAGTACAGTTAATTTTTCAGCTGGTGCTACTGTACCTATACCTACGTTACCACCTTCCTCAAGACGCATTAATTCATCAGAACCATTGACATCAAATATGATATCACTGTTTGCACTTACTTTTGTATCATCGTTAAACTTTATGTAAGAGCTTGCATAAGTTGTTCCTTTAAATTTTTTATCATCACCTAATGCTACATTACCAGAAGAATCAATGGTCATCATTGTCGAAGTTCCAGTTACATCAATCTTTAGATTACCATCACCGATTAAGAGGTTGTCTGAACCATCCATCTTAGCAACACCTATCACCCCACCTCCAGCAGTCTCTGCCAAATACTGTTGATTGTTATCTATCCTTATGTTACCTGAAGAAACATGTAATTTAGACTGTGGACTATAAATGCCAATTCCAACTGCACCGTCATCATCGATTACTACATCATCACCATTTCTATCAACAAAATGTGCAATAGGTTCCGAACCTTCTTGAGCTACAAATAATGCAGGTCCTGTACCACTATTAACAACTGACAGTGCTGAAGTAACGGTAACACTTGTATCTATGTAAATCATATCACCACAGACGCTTAAGTTACCCATTACTGTAGTATTACTACCAATATACGCTTCCCCGGTAGTACATAGCTTACCAGTAACACAGACACCATCATCCGTTGTCTCAAACTTCTTATTATCGTTGAAACGCAATTCAGCTCGACCGCCACAAACAGAAAGAAAAGATTTTTCAGCACCATGCGCGAGTACAAGAGAGCTTGAAGAATCATCAGTTCTTATAAAGAAATCACCGGAGTGTTGGTTTCGTATATAGGAATTAGCTCCATTGTGATATATTAGTAAATCTTTATGATTTCCTGCTGTTATACAGACACTATTAGGTACATGTACTCCTTTTGCTGCACTTAATGTACCTACTGCGCTTATGTTACCTGCTACAGTAAGCTTTTCGTTTGGTGCTGTAGTTCCTATACCGAAATTACCCGCAGGTGTGATTGAAGTGCGATATGTCGTATTTGTATCATCATATATACCAAAATTACCATCATTGTTAATAATTGAAAAATCAGAATCGTTATTTGTATCTTGTAAAAATATTCTAGGATATGTACTTGTTAATTTTAAATTACCAGCAACGGTGAGTTCTTGATCAGGGCTATTAGTACCAATACCAACTTTACCTTCAAAGTAATTATTATCTGGACCAGCGGCGCTAAGACTACCACTAGCGCTAATGTTACCATGTACAGTTAGTTTTTCTCTTGGAGCTGCTGTACCTACACCGAGTTGACCGGTTGCTGATAACCTCATAGTTTCAACTTTTGAACCTGCATCTGTACAAAATATTACATCTTTTAGAGCATCATCGTTTTCAATTATAAAATCACCAATATTGTTATATATTCTAAAGTTGTTATAAATGTGAGTGAGACACGCGCATGTGTCTATCTTATAACTATATCCTGAATCTATCTTTACAGTACCAGCGCAAACTTTAAGCTTTTCTTCAGCCGCATTAGTTCCGATACCAACATTAGCTCCTCCGGTACCTATTGCTATTTTAGAAGACGCGCTCGAAGTATCTATCGTAAATACATCATCGCTGTCCACCCATCTCAAGAAAGCATCTGTATTAAAATATAGTTGTGTTCTTTTAGCAGCAGGAGCTAATATAGAAATACCAGCATGATCAGATCCTTCAATTATTAATTCATCAGCACCAGTAGTACAGGTTTGACTACTTGCCCCGGTACTAACATGAAGTTTGCCTTCAGGTGCATCTGTACCAATACCTACGTTACCAGCAGACTGAATAACCATTCTCGTTGAATTACCAGTAGTAAAGCATAACCCCCCATAAGCTGTTCCACATTTACCTATTCTTGGATCACGTGTTGTTGCCAAGGTGCCTGTTCCAGCTCCCCAATCTCCAAATCGTATTCCAGAACTTGCATCAAAATATAGTTTTTTACCTCCGCCCCATTCCCAAAACTGACAATTGTCTTGAAATTTCCATGCTGCATTGTACGTTGAACCGCTGGTATCGGTCATGTATATGAAAGGATTATTATGTCTTACATACATATTACCATCAGCACTTATGTTACCAGCAACAGTAAGTTTAGCAGCACTTGCATCTGTTGTACCTATACCAACGTTACCAGCAAAGTAATTAGGACTAGGTCCAGCAGCACTTAGACTACCACTAGCACTTATGTTACCTAATACAGTAAGTTTTTCAGCAGGCGCTGCAGTACCAATTCCTATACGCGCTGTACTAGTATCAGAATAAAGTATAGGGGTACCTGAATTATTAGAAACATAAAAATCATTACCTGCTGCAGCAGGTTTAATTTCATAACTGTTTCCATACGTGCCAGATGAACCATGTGAACCTATTCTCCAAGTTTCCGAACCACCTGGCATGAATCGTAAATGAGTATTAATATCATAACTACCATGCACACTTTCAATAAAGGGTAATGCAGCTCCACCATCATAATCTATTCCTAAACTTACAGGATTAGATGCATGATATAGTTCTAACGCAATAGTATTTGCAGTTGTTCTAGAACCTATTCTTAAATCACTACCACCGTTCAACGCACCACCACCGCTCTTTCCTATATAATAACCTTCACCAGATCCGGGTAATTTAATATTTAGAGCACTAAGACCGCCATTAGCGCTTATGCCTCCTGCTACAGTAAGTTGTTCACTAGGGCTATTAGTACCAATACCAATCTTACCAGCAAAATAGTTTACATCACCAGAAGCGCTAAGACCGCCAAATGCACTAATACCGCTACTATGTGATCGCAATATACTGTTGCATATGCATGCAGAAGTATACCACATTGGTATATAATTAGCTGTACCAGCACCTTGAACCCCTACATTATCGGTAGTACAAAATATATGAGCTAAATCGCGACCAGCTGAAACAAAACCTCTCGTTGTATCACTAACTGATACGCTCGAACCACTTAACGGCCCCCCCGTGCTTATACTTTGCGATGCAGTAATACCACCTGTAATATCAACTCCAGTATTTTTTGTAGTTAATTTGATGGCGCTATTATACATCAAAAAGTTACTGCCGCCGTCAGTAAACTGCGCCATGGCGTTACCATCTGTGTCTTGCAAATATATAGCAGGTCCGTTTGTTTGTATATGAAGACCGCCCGTTCCAACATCTCTTACATAACTAAGACTACCATTGTGGTATAGTTCTAAATCTTTATTATTACCTGCTGTTATTTTACTGTTATCCGGAACGCTTACTCCTCCTGTTGCGCTTAATGCACCTAAAGCGCTTATGTTACCTGCTACTGTTAGTTTTTCAGCTGGTGCTGTTGTACCAATGCCCACATCACCACCGTCAAGGATGGTAAACACCTCCGTGGTATTATCAAGTACGTTAAGAAGATCTGCTGTGCCGGTGCCTTTAATGAGTGCTACTGGATTTGAACCATTATCACTAACAATTTCTAAGTCAGCAGACGACCCTCCTAAAGTTCTATATCGCCCAGAAGAAGTATATGATCTTATACTACCGGTAACATCAAGCTTTTCATCTGGTGATGTTGTTCCTATACCTACATTATCTCCATTAGAAGCATTAAGAAGTGTATCACCATCAGCCTTTAAAGTAATTTCAGCACCCCCAGTACCTTGGTATGTAATAAAAAAATCAGAATCATTACCACCATCAGCGTGATAAAAATTAACATTATCACTACCACCGCTTCCATTATCAATACGCAACCCCCCTGTACTTCCATGACCTCGTATGTGAAATTTTGCACCCGGGGTACATGTACCTATACCAACATCACCCCCGCTAAGCCAGCTATCACCATTAGAGTTTAATCTAATATTTTCAAAAGCATTATTATAAATTTGTAATTTACCTGCAGTACTTTGTCCATTAGCTATAGCAACACAACCCATATTTGGTTTAATATGAAAGTGACCTCCACCTTGTTGCAAACATGTACATCTGCCATTAGTACTTGAAAGCATAGCAACAGCTTCAGAACCACCTATAGTAAGCAATTGATCTGGATCGGGTGTTCCAATACCAACTTTACCAGCTACATTAACATAACATGCTTCTATCTCACCATCGCCTTTAAATAATACATTTTCACCACCAGATACATGAAATTTTATACAGTTATCATTACCAAATTTAATAGAGTTATCAGTATCGCGTCCTATATTTAAACTGGTATTTAAAATACTGGTTATGTTTGTCTGAGCAGCATCGACATTTAATGTTACGCACCCGACTGTGCCTCCTCCATTTAATCCTGTACCAGCTTCAACTTCTGTTATATCTCCATCTGTTGTAGAAAATATATCTGCTAAATCACGACCAGCGGAAACAAAACCATAAGTTGTTGCTGAAGCACTTAATCCTCCAACTACACATACACCAGAGTCGGTAGTACTAAAGCGAGATATGTTATTGTGGTACAAATTAACAGCCCCATCCTCAAAGGCTGTCATCATAGTCTCGCCATTGTTTGCTGATTTTAATCTATACGCATTTGTACTAACTATTATATCACCTGTTCCGCTTTCGTCTCGAATGTAAGAATTAGAACCATCGTGGTATATTTGTAAATCCTTATGATTTCCTACTGTTATACAGGCACTATCAGGTACATGTACTCCTCCTGTTGCACTTAATGATCCTAATGCGCTTATATTACCTGCTACAGTTAGAGTTTCATTAGGAACCTCAGTACCGATGCCAAGCTTACCATCAGCTTGAAGGTTTAAAACTGTGCCTGCTGAATTCTTAGCTTTTAAAATGTCTCGACTATCTGAAGCTGTACCTGTTTCCAAAAGCAAAACACTTCCGGAAGATATAGTTTTTAATCTAGCGAGTGCGCCAACACCGCTGTTAGCGCCTTGAATATATAAATGTTGTTGATCTAAGGCAGAGCAAATCTCGAGATTTGCCTCTGGTCTATTTGTACCAATACCAACTTTACCAGTAAAATAGTTTACATCACCAGAAGCGCTAAGACCACCGAATGCACTAATACCACCACTGTGTGATCGTAATATACTATTACATATACATGAAGAAGTATACCACATTGGTATATAATTAGCTGTACCGGTACCCATAACCCCTTCACGATCTGTAGTACAAAATATATTAGCTAAATCGCGACCAGCTGAGACAAAACCATTAGTTGTAGCTGCAGTACAAATACTATTAGCAGCGCTTAAAGAACCAAAAATATCAACACCGGTATTTGTTGTCCCAAACTTCTTGGAGTTGTTGTAGTAAAGACTTACTGCACCAGCTCCACCTGCAGTAATCATATCTTGACCATCTTTATCTTCTATCTGTACAGTGTTACCTGATCCAGGTCTTATATATAAACTACCAGCTCCTCCTTCTGCTGTTACAAAATTATGCGTACCGTTATGATATATTTGTAAATCTTTATGATTACCTGCTGTTATTTTACCGCTATCAGGTACGTGTACTCCTCCTGTTGCGCTTAATGCTCCTAATGCGCTTATGTTACCTGCTACAGTAAGTTTTTCGTTTGGTGCTGTTGTACCAATACCTATATCCTCTGCGTTGACCGTTAACTGTGGATTGTTGTTTATATTTAAAGTTAAAATTTGACCCGTTTTAGAGTTTAATCCTGTTGCTCCATTTGCATTTTGTTTAACAGCATAATTTGCTGAAGTACCATTATCAAAATGTGAAAAATAGGCATTATCACCCACGTAATTACCAATTCTTGACTGACCTATGACAGCGTTTGTTGGGTTATCAGCATTTATACAAAGATTAGATCCAGCGTAAAGTGTATTACGAGCACTAACACTGCCTTGCAAATAAGTAGTAGTTACATCTGCATTACCAATAGATACTGTATTACTTCCACACCCTAATGCAGCATTACCTATAACCGTTTCATTTTGAACACCGTTACAAGTAGCTCTAGTATTAAATCCAATATAAGTATTACTACACCCGTTATGCCATGTAGCACCAGACCTGGTATATCTACCTGCATTAGAACCAACTAAAACATTCTGACCCATTGTAGTGCCTGATAAATTCATTCCAGCAGTATATCCTATAGCTGTGTTGTTACTACCGGTTAATGAGCATTGTAAAGCATAACCACCTACAGCTACATTATTTGCTCCAATTGTATTACAAAGTAAAGAATCAATACCAACTGCAACATGAACATTACCTGATGTGTTACTATGTAGAGCACGATGACCAACCGCAGTTTGATTATTTGTTACATTAGCGCTTAATGCACAATTTCCAACTGCAACGTTATTACTTAGAGTATTGCAAAATAGCGCTTTGCTTCCAACTGCAACGTTATTGTTACCTGTTGAATTTGTTTTATTAGATTGGCAACCTATAGAGACATTACGATCACCTGTCGTGTTACAAGCTGCAGCGCCACATCCAACAGCTACGTTACGTAGTCCTTCTGTATTATTTGTTAATGCACCTTCACCTACGGCAACGTTTTGATAACCTGTGGTATTGGCTAACATAGCCTGTAAACCAATTGCAGTGTTTTGTCCTCCTGAAGAACTGTTTAAAGCTTGTGTACCAAATCTTGTATTAGCCGTACCAGCATCACTACAATAACCACTTAACGAGCTTACACTTCCGCCTACAGTTAATTTATCTGTAGATATGGTTAACTTAGCAACCCCGGTATGTATTTCAGGACCATCAGCTATTACAAAACTATCTGCAGATTGGTCCACCCCTGCCGCCCAGCATTTTGTATCTTGATTATATCTTATTTGAGGGTCAGCATTACTACCTAATATACTAACACATAAACCAGATGTACCTATATCTCTTTCGAAAGTACCAAGAAGTGCAGACCCTTGTACGCATATACCACCTAAAGCATCGTCATCATCAACATGTAGTAGAGTGCCCGGCTTAATGGTGTTAATACCAACCCTGCCGGCAAAATAATTAGGACTAGGTCCAGCAGCACTTAAACTTCCACTAGCGCTTATGTTACCGAGTACAGTTAATTTTTCTGCTGGTGCTGTTGTCCCTATACCAACCTTACATTGAGATATATAACTATCCGCGTCACTATGTATAACAGTTCTCGTATTGCCCCCGCTGTCGTTAATACAAATCACCCCGTCGTCTGACGCATTCCCTACTACAACTGATTGTATTCCTGCTGAATTGGTTGTTGCAACTTCACCCCTGACTGTTAATTCTTGACTTGGTTTATTAGTACCAATACCAACGTTACCTTCAAAATAGTTATTAGCACCTGAAGCACTAAGACCACCAAATGCACTAATACCACCACTGTGTGATCGTAATATACTGTTGCATATACATGCAGAAGTATACCACATTGGTATATAATTAGCTGTACCAGCACCTTTAACCCCTTGACAATCTGTAGTACAAAATATATGAGCTAAATCGCGACCAGCTGAAACAAAACCTCTCGTTGTAGCTGCAGCACAAATACTATTAGCACTAAGACCATTTTGCGCACTTATACCACCAGCTACAGTAAGTTTTTCTGCTGGTGCTGTTGTACCAATACCTACATCACCAGAATTAGTAATGGTAAATAACTCTGTTCCTCCATCACTATTTAAGAGACGAGTTCTATTAGAGCCACCTCTAAATTCTAATTGGTCACTAAGTGCTGATGCTCTAAATAAATCTGCGCGAACAGTTGATGAGTCGAAGTTAACAATATCTGAATTAGTAACCTTTATAGCCTCTGAACCGTTACCTTTAATAGTCAAACGACCATCCTCCAAATGAAGTTTTGTGTCAGGTCTACATGTACCTATACCAACCCTACCAGCAAAATAGTTTACATCACCTGAAGCACTTAACCCACCAAATGCACTCAAACCACCACTATGTTCTCTTAATATACTATTGGTTATTCCCGTAGTACTACACCACCTTGGTATATAATTTGTTGTACCAGATCCTCCTATAGTACCTCCTCCGGTTGAAAATATATTAGCTAAATCACGACCAGCAGAAACAAACCCATTAGTTGTAGCTGCAGCACAAATACTATTAGCACTAAGACCATTTTGTGCACTGATACCACCAGCTACAGTTAGTTCCTCTGCAGGAGCTGATGTGCCGATACCAACGTTGCCGGAAGTCCTAGGAATTGTTATAACTGGGTTATCATCTGATACTGTTGTATTATTAACATCATGAACTCCAAGTATAAAATTGTTATCAGCACCATCGTATTGAACATAACCACCTAACCAATTTGCACTTCCTTCAATAAGACGAAGTTTTGATCCCTCATCATCATTTCCATTGCTCTGAATAGCTAATGTTGCTGCACCAGATTGACATATATGAAGTGGATACTGAGGAGAAGTTTCACCAATACCTACATTACCATCCTGTTTTATTGTCAGAACCTCAGTAGCATTATTATCATTATTAATACTAAACCTTCCATCAGTTTGGACTTTTAAACTAAAATCTTTATTATTCCCAGTTTCTTTAAGTACAAACCGTGGAGCAGTCGCTTGAAGTTGACCATCTCCCACCACATCCAACTTGACCATTGGGTTAATAGTACCAATACCTACATTACCAGCAAAATAATTATCGCTACTTCCTGTTGCGCTTAATGAACCTAAAGCGCTTATATTTCCGCTTACTGTTAATCTTTCTTGGGGTGTTGCTCCACCACCAGCTAGGGTAGCTATTGGTATACCTAACCCTACATAACCGTTGTCTGAAAATACTATATCATCACCGTTAGCATCTACGAAATGAGCTATAGGTTCACTACCTTTTTGTTGTACATATAATGCAGGACCGGTACCAGAATTAATTACTGAAAGAGCAGAAGTAACTGTAACGTTAGTATCTATATAGTGCATATCTCCTTGCACACTAAGATTACCTAAAATTGTAGCATTATTACCAACATTTAAATTATTTGTCGCGCTTAAACTACCACCTATAATAGCTGTACATCCAGAGGTTCGTATTATACTATCACCTATACAACAACCTGAAGTAAATTTTGCTATAACATTTGTCGTACCACAGCCACCTATACCTCCAGCAGATCCTCCAGGACCAAAAACATCTAATAGATCAACTCCAGCTGATACTATAGATCTAGATGCATATATGTTTTTTCCACTAATGTCGCCAGTAATAGATAGATTATCACCTATAAGGTTAGAGTTACTGACTTCAGCCCAGCTTACTGTACCATCACCGTTTGATTTAAGAAATAAATTACCAGGTATATTTGTTGATTTTATTTCAACACCTTGAACACTTACATATTCACCAGAAATAGGTCCCCCGTTCCATGTTCCGAGATAATTATTAGAGAATATATAATTATTCGACGCGATTCCTTCACATACATATAATGCGCCATAAGCGCTCATGTTACCGGCAACGGTTAAACCAGAAGGAGTTCCAGTATCAACCGGAGGTACACCGATACCTACGTTACCTAGGAATAAATTATTTCTTCCTTCACTTACTTTAAGTAAAGATGGTGCTGGACTTTGTTTCCCCATTATACATATTTAATGGGGAAAAAAATTACGCAAGCACTATGTACTATTGCTTAGGAGTTTTTATGTGAGGTACATCTACTTGACTTAAAGTACAATGTAGAAGCCTTTCATGTGATACTCGCTCAGGATTAATATCAATACCACCTCGTCGAGCATATAAACAACGAACAGCTAGCTCATCAGGACCAATAGCATCCATTAGTCTTTTATAGATAGCTTCGCAAATTTCTTCATGAAAATGACATTCATCTCTAAAAGATACAATATATTGTAGAAGGGAAATAGGATCTACAGTATTTTTACCTTTCATATAGATATAAACATCACCCCAATCAGGTTGTGATGTTACCCTACAATTAGATTTTAGAAGAGCACTATGATAATATACTTCTTCAGAAGGTGCATCTTCAATCTCCTTTAGCAGATCCGGATCTTCAGCATATACAGTAAACTCTGTCTCTTCAATAGGATATTCATCTTCGAGAGTTATATAACTCGGGGTACAATCCTCACCATGCATCCATTCTTTCTTAGCAGTAAAAAGATTGGTATCAGATAAAACATAAGCATTAGTATGCACTTTAACTTCAACTTTAGTTTCAAGCAACTTACTCAAATCTTGCGAAGCAATATCGCCAATATTTTTAAGAACTTCTTCAGTAGTTTCACCTAAACGAGTCATATTAAACGAGTTAAAATACAACTTAATAGATTTAGATTCAACAATATATTTACTACTGCAAGGATAAACAACTTTAGCTACCCCTACAACAGGAAGCCCGTTAACAGTTAAAGCGGAAATTTCATATGCATTCCAAGTATCATAACCTATAAAAGGTAGGTTATCATCATTAATATTTAAATGAGTTCTATTGGACTGACGAGGCTCTCTAACTAAAAGAGAGGCATCATACTTCGATTTATACTTAGATGTTTGCCCAAGATGCTTACTAATATTGCTGTTATCAAGTTTTACCATATTAAATTTTAATATCTATGTTATAAGATTCAAGAGTTTCTTTAATAGTCTGTAATCTTTCTTCAACAGTACCTTCTAAAAGCACTATACGAGGACCATCTTCAATGATATTATATTGCATATACATATCAAAGAGACCAATAATATCTTCACGAAAGATTTTATCAACACTTCTTTCACCATCATCTACTAACTCTACATCCTCATGACTAGTATAAAAAATAACATCATATTTGTTTATAAGCTTTTTATAGATAAGATCACAAGCATCATAAGTAGCTCTATTAATTTTACCTTTATCTAAAAGATAATGACTATAAACTATACCATCTAATGCACATCGATCAAGTATTTGATGAACACCTCTTACAATATAATCAGCTCGATCTCTAAATATATTTCTAACATGCTCAGTCATAATGAGCATTTGAGTTAAATCATCCCCACTTTCATTAATAGGCATGTTAAATTCTCTCTTAATTAACCTAGTCACTTCAGGAATAAACAAAAATGGGTAGTCGCCATTTTCTTTATATAAATGCTTAAGTAGAGTAGTTTTACCCGTACACTGAGCTCCAGTAAACGAAAAGATCATACCTTATTATATAAATGTTCCTTTAAAAATCTATACCAGGCATTAAATGATGTAGTACGTAAAGATTGGTATGTATTAGTTAAATTTAAGATATGTTTTGTAGATATATCTTCTTGACACATAATTTTACCACCGTCAACTTCTTCAACAACTTCGTGAACAACACTACCTATTTTAGAATATGAAGATATATTTTCCCATGCACGTATTTGCGGATCTTTGCCCTTTAGTTCTGGGTGCTTAGTAATAAGTCCGGGATGACCGTTGTATATATTATATTTTAAACATTTATCTGGCGGCACAATTCTCAACCAACCATTTAAAGTTATAAGGGTATTATTAATATCAAACTCTAAATTCTCTAAAATATCTAACGTTTTTGCTTCTTCTTTATTGAGTCTAAAATCAACATCTACTCTTGAATCAATTTTATCTGATTTAGAGTTAGTTATAACATAATCTGGTACCTTATCTAGTGCAGAAGATAGATCAGCTATTTCAGAACCTGTTTGCGAAAACAGAGCAATCCATGTTGAGAACTTCATTATAGATATGTTAATGACGCCCAGTTAATAAGCAAGTGAATAGTATTATCACAAGCTACTAAAAGCCATAATGACAGCCATTGTGGTACATCTTTATGATAACCGGTTTCTTTACAGTCCTCCCATTTATGCCAATATTTTTTTGGCGCTAACCTACTTTTAGCAAACACCACATACCGCGCTAATCTAAATCTATCAATGAAAAAATGAGTAATACAAATTACAGCAAATGCTTCTAAAGAAGGACTTAATATCAAGAAAGGTAAAGAATAGGTGATAGCATGTGCTGCAGCTGCTTTACTACACTTCGTTTTATTAAGTGCCATCCAATCGCTTTGAAGAAGATAGTCACCAATCAGATGGAGTATTAACTGGAGCATTATTTACTATTATTATTTTATTGTAGTGACCCCGTTTATCAAGGTGTATTATTAAATAATTTAGTGGAAGATTTTTTAAAACTCGTTACAGATGTTGGATTTCCGATAGCTGGTGCTATTGTATGCGGAAGTTTTGTATTCATAATTCTAAAGTTTATACTCAGTGAAATAACTGGAGCAGTAAAAAGTTTAGGAGGAATGATTAAATCGTTAGAAAATAGAGTTCAAACTATGAATAATGATATTGTAAAAATTGATACGCTGGTATCCTATGCATTTAATAAGCATCCAAATTTAGATAGACTAGCAGCTAACGAAGGTAAAGAGGATGCAAGAAAAGATTAATGAACGGAGATACTTTAGTACAGGCAATTAATGATTTCGGCTTTCCAGTTATTGCTGCTGCTGGTTTAGGTTACTTTGTTTATTATACATGGAATTGGGTAGTTAAGGAAATCAAGCCTGTATTAGATGAATCGACAGGTACTCTGATAGGTTTAATTGATAGAATAAGAATGCTAGATAATGATATGATAAGACTTAATACTAAGATTCAAATGATTCTTCAAGAGAAAGAGCAAAAAGAAGAAGAAGATATAAAAGAAAATAGAAAAAGAAATAGGCGTATTTTGGATACTAAGCTCTAGCATTATATATTAATAGAGGTAAATAATAGTGTTATGAAGTGTTTATGTTTCTTAGTACTTTTATGTAGCAGCAGTCTAGCTAATGAATTAACATTTAGGTTTAAATCTCCTTCATTTAGTGGTATTGGGTATAGTGCGCATAAGATAAATCTAGAAAATATATCTGCGGCTAGAAAGAAAACAATTAGAGATGAATTAAAATCATTAGAAATTCAAGCTAATTTAGCTGCCCAAAGAACTCCTTTGAATGTATTTATGACTAATTTACAGTCAAGGATTTATTCAGAGCTCTCTAAACAGGTTACAGAGCAACTATTCGCTGATACAGGTTCAGATTCAGGTTCTTTTAATCTTGATGGTAATACTATATCATGGTATAGATTAGCTGACCAAATAAATCTGACAGTAACTGATACTGATGGTGATCTTACTAACATATTAATTCCTATTGGATCACTTCTATTACCTGAGCCAACTAATGAAACAACTACTGAATAGTCTTTTAAGTTTAACACTTTTAAGCGGTTGCGCAACTTTTAATGATAGTGAACTTAATAAACCTCCTATCGTAGCTCCAACCCCTTTACAAAATAAATTAACTACTATACCAGAATTAGATGGTGAACCTATTTATATTGGAGTTAATAGCTTTAAAGACTTAACTGGAGCAAGAAAACAAGCTGATAATTATGCAAGTTTCTCTTCTGCAGTTACTCAAGGTGGTGAAGCATGGTTAATTGAATCTCTTTTAGAGTCAAATGGTTGGTTTAAAGTTTTAGAAAGAGGTCAATTAGATACAGTAATGAGAGAAAGAGCTTTAGTTCAACAAACTAGAGAAGACTTTACTGATGATGATGAAACTGGATTAAAACCTTTATTATTCGCTGGATTGCTTATACATGGAGGAATTATAAGTTATGATACTAATATGATTTCTGGTGGTGTAGGAGCTGCCTACTTAGGTATAGGTGCTCATGAACAGTACAGGAAAGATGTGGTTACTGTATCATTAAGATTAGTAAGTACGTTAACGAGTGAGATTCTTCTATCTTCAACTGTATCAAAAACTATATACTCAACCTCACTAGGATCAGATGTATTTAAATTTGTTAACCAAGCTTTAGATTCTCTTGAATTCGAAATAGGATATGCTAAAAATGAGCTAGTATCGGTAGCTACTAGAGCAGCTATAGATTTAGCTATTTTAGATTTAATTGAAAAAGGAGAAAAAAATAAAATGTGGAAATTTAAAAAAAGTACTGTAAAAAATTTACCTAAACTACCTGAAAAAGAACTAGTTAAAAAAGAACAATTAAGTAAAAATAAGAAATATAAGTCTTCGTTTAATAAAATAAAAAGATAGATTTTTAATAAATAATTTTATGAACATAAAATCTATTTTAACAGCTATTCTTTTATCAAGTGGTTTAGTATTCTCTTCAAATGAAATTTACTTAGACCAGATTGGTAGTGCTGGTATATTTAATATATCTCAAATTGGATCCAGTAACAAATTAGGAGAAGGTACTAATCGATCTAGAATTGAAGGAGAAGAAGTTATTTTTAATGTAGCAACTATAGGTAACGAAAATTTAATAGATATCGACTCTATTGGAAATGAAGAAGTAGTAAATCTTCAAGTAGAAGGTGATGCTAATGACTTTATTTTAGCTCTTGAAGGTGATCAAAACACTGTAAATGCTTTTGTAGCAGGAGATTCAAACAGCGTTTTAATTGCAGGAGACCAGGAAGATACTCAAAAAGCTACTGTAAATAACGGATTAATAAATTTAAATGTGGAGGGTGCTTCAAATGATATAGAACTATTACTATTTGATACATCATATACTTTTACAGATTATTTCATTGGTGGCTCTTTAAATACCATTAGCTCTTATCAAGAAGGTCACGGTGGATTAATCGGACATTCACAGCTAGTTGATGTTTTCGGTAGTAGTAATAATTTATTGATATCTCAAGTAGGTTCTGAAAGTCAATTTATTGAGCTCTCAGTTTTAGGAAATGAAAACACATATCAAATATATCAAACTGATGGAAGCTTTGAGCCATCATTCATGCCTGAGCAAATTGGTAACGGGGTTAACCCAGTTAACGATTTTACAAATCCTGATGGTATTCCAAAAGTTCCAACACTTGTTATCGAACCACGTCCATTATTACTCGAAGGTATTGTTCTCGAACAGGGTCAGTAATATAGTTCTTATAATAAGTTTTGTCTTATTACCTATACTTGCTTACGCTGACATAGGCAGTGTAACGTCTCAAACTAAAGCAGCTAGAATTACCCGCAAAGGTGATAAATTTCTTACTGAAGTTAATACTTCAGTTGAAATGAGAGATTTAATCGAAACCTTAAAAGGTAAAGCTAATATAAAATTTATAGATGATACTAAAGTGAGTGTTACGGAATATTCTAAACTTTTAATAGATGAATTTGTTTATAACCCGGAAAAGAAAACAGGTAAGCTATCATTAAAAGCAGCATTAGGTACTATAAGATACTCTTCAGGTAAAATTGCTAAAAACTCTCGACAAAATGTAAAGATAAAATCTCCAACTGCTTCAGTTACTGTAAGGGGTACTGATTTTACTATGAATGTTCAAGAAGATGGAGCTAGTAGTTTTCTATTATTACCATCAAAGGATGATGCCGGTAACTCGTTTGTTGGATCTATAGATGTTTCAACTCTTGGAGGTACTGTTACTTTAAATAAAGCGTATCAAGCAACTACTGTTACTTCAGCTATAGCAGCACCAACACCACCGCAAATTATACAGCAAGATGGTCCTCAAGTAAAGAAAGATAAAAATAAAAAAGAAAATATGGAAGAAGATAGAAAGCCAGAAGATGATAAAAAACAACAAGATTTTGAAGATATTGAAATAAAAAGAAAAGAAAAGAAAGCCACTAATGCTTTTTTAAAAATGGATGATGGGAGATATGTTTTCTTTTCTAAAGATAAAGATAACGTTATTTCTCTTATAGTAGAAGATGGTAGTAATGTTACTGTAAATTATGATAATAGAGGCAGTATTATTAACGCTAAGATGAACTCAGGTAATAACGTACAATTTAATATAAAACAACAATGAAATTTTTTAATATTAAAAACTATCTTATATGTCTATTTATAACTACACTTTTGGTAATATTAAGAATGATAGATCCATTCTTTGTAGAAACTTTAAGACTCAAAGGGATAGATTACTATCAAACTAAACAAGAAAAGGTAAAATCAGAAAATATAGCTATAGTTGAAATTGATGAAGCAAGTTTAGATCAAAATGGTCAGTGGCCTTGGAATAGAGAATTAATAGCTAATGGTGTAGAAAAAGCATTTGAAAGTGGAGCTCAACTAGTAGTTATACCTATTTTATTTGCAGAAAAAGATAGACTAGGTGGTGATGAAAAATTAATAAAAGTATTAAGTGAGTTACCGGTAATAATAGGTCAATCAGCAAGTACTAAAGGAAAAGGTTCACCCATACCTCGAGGGTTAGCTAGTATAGGAGAAAGCTTAGATGGGTGGTTATATGATTATCCAGAAGCGATAGGACCGGTTGAAAGTTTAGGACAATATGCCGCGGGGGTAGGTATGATAGTAACAGCTCCGGAGCTCGACGGGGTGGTGAGAAGGCTGCCATTGGTTATTCAGATTAAGGGAGAAGCGTATCCAACTATACCTTTAGAAGTTATACGTATGTTTGCCGGAGAACAGTCATACCAAGCTAAAGTTGATTTAGGTGGAGTTGAAGCTATAAGAGTTCCAGGATTTGACCCTATAAAGACTGATGCTAATTCAAGAGTATGGATAAATTATAAATACAAATTTGATAAAGTTTCTTTTGCAAATGATGATTGGTCTGTAGTAAAAGATAAAATTGCAGTTATAGCTTTAACAGGAGAAGGTCTAAGCAATACCATTGCAACCTCTACTGGTATAAAGTATGGACATGAAGTAACTAGCTCAGCTTTACAGATGATAATAGATGAGTCAAGGTTGCAAAGACCAGCAGAAGCTACTATATATGAAGTTTTTATTACAGCTGCTTTTTGTTCTTTATTAATAATTGGTGCATTATGGTTATCTTATATAGCAAGTTTAGCTATTATAACAGCTGCATTAGCAGTAGGACCAATATTAGGAAGTCACCTCTATAATAGTAATGGGTGGCTTATAGATTATACATGGCCTATAACATGCATTTTTATTACTTGGTCAGTAGCAACATTTATAAGATTTATAAACGAAAATAAATCAAAACAGCAGATTAAGAAACAATTTGAACATTATTTAGCACCACCCATTGTTAAGTTGTTACAAAAAGATCCAACCTTACTAAAACTAGGAGGTGATACTAGAGAGTTATCAATTCTCTTTAGTGACTTAAGAGGGTTCACAACTATTAGTGAACATTTTAAAACTAACCCTCAAGGTCTTACTGAACTAGTTAACAGATACTTAACACCTATGACTGGTTGTGTTATAGAATATAATGGTACAGTTGATAAATTTATTGGAGATGCATTAATGGCTTTTTGGAATGCTCCTCTCGATGTTGAAGATCACAAAGTACAGTCAATTAATTGTGGGTTAAGAATGTTTGATCTCCTAGCTAAATTAAACAGAGAAGTAATGGCTGAAGGGGTGGATGAACTTAAAATAGGAGTAGGAATTAATACAGGTGATGTTGTCGTTGGTAATATGGGATCTGAACAGAGATTTGATTATACTTGTTTAGGTGACGCTGTTAATTTATCATCTAGACTTGAAGGTCAAACTAAAGAATATAGAGTAGGTTTAATTATTGGTGAAGGTACTGTTAAAGATATAGAGCATAGATTTAGCTTTGTAGAACTAGATAAAATAGCTGTTAAAGGTAAAAAAGAAGGGGTAAGAATATTTACTGTGTTAAATAATACTTCATTATGCTCTAACGGAGGTAATGTTGAACACCATAACACGTTTTTGTCTTTTTATAGAAAGCAGCATTGGAATAGAGCTATTAAAATGATTGATTTAAATCAAATTACTTATCCGGAATTAAAAGACTATTATGAAATGATGCGGGAAAGAATAGAAAATCTTAAAAAGAATAGACCAGGAAAGGGTTGGGATACAATCTATAGAGCTACTTCAAAATAAAATAATTTACGACAGCCCAAGCCGGGCCTACTGTACAACCTATACCAACAACCCAAACTAAAGTATAAAGTAAGAATCTTAAAAAAGGTTTACTTACTAAAGGAAAAAATTCTTTATCGTTTGCTCGAACAATTATATCTTGATGATCTTTGTTCACTAATTTATTTAGTCTAGAGTAGCTTTTTAAACTCAGCAGTATTATATTCGATATCAGCGCGCATCTCAGCACTTACATCAACCTTAATTAAGTCAGCAAGTAATACAGAAGGTTTTTCTAACAAACCAATATTTTTATAATATCTCTTACCAACAATACCAGCTACTACAGGATTAGATGTATCTACAGACCTAATACTGCTAATAAATTTATAGTCTTTAAACTCTTGTGCTAAAGAACAACCTAGCAAATGATGCGGTTTACTATGATCCCATATACCATCATCAATAAGCATCTTAATAAGACGTCTTCTACCCTTCATTTGCTGTTCTAGTTTACAGCCTACATTAGAAAAAGTAATAGTTTCGTACCAAGAGTAATCAAAAGAAATAGCAATATAGTCAGCGTGATTAGCCATAAATCTATAACACTCTACTAACTCTTGATATGTTTTACCTTGTACAACTCCTATCTTTAAGCCAGGTAGATCAGGGTAATTTAAAGTAAACTTATTAAATGAAGAGCAAGTTTGTTGACTATCTTCTAATACATCAGGTACAACATAATAGGTAGGTTCTAACTCAAGAACATACTCAGCAAACTTCTTAGCATCAAACGCGTGACCTAATTCAAAGATAGAATTATCTAGTAAAACTTCTCGACCTAGAGTTTTAGATACTTTAAAGAAATTATAATATTCAGGATATTTTTCAAATAGATGAACTAATGCATAATCATAATCATTATAATTACGAGATTCATCTAACATCGAGATAGGCGATTCATGACTTACAAGCATACCTTATTATAGGCTGTTGCGTTCTAATATCAATGATTAAATATATTTGTGTACGTTAAAGGATCAAATAAAAATGTAGAATATAAAAAAGAAGATCATTCTTTTTATAGGGGCATTGTTATTAATAATGAAGATTTAAACAAACGAATGAGAGTTCAAGTTTTTATTCCTGAAGTATCTAATCAGCCTTATACTAGTTGGTTTTCTGATTATCAAAATGCTTCACAAGAAATGAGATACCCAGGTTACGGTCCTCTAACAAAAGATATGGTATTAAAATTAAAGGATTTATTACCATGGGCAGAGCAATGTTCTCCGTTAATGGGTGAATCAGGTACATCACATTACTATGCTCCAGACGGTGAACAACGATCGAAAGCAACATATGTTGAAACAGCTACTAAAGACACACCACCTAATGCGATAAAAGGAGGGAGTATGCCTCGTAGTACAATGACTAATAAAGATGCTGCTACTGTTACAGATGCATGGGCAGACGGTATGTATGGTAAAACGAATCCAACCGGTGGGGTTTATGCACCAAAAAACTCCGGTCCCGACGCGTCAGGTGTATACGGTATACCGCCAGTTGGATCTCACGTGTGGGTTTTTCATCACCGTGGTGATTTAAACTTTCCAATTTATTTTGGTGTTTCTTCTAGTTATAGGGATTCTGGTCTTGTATGGGATAATGATGAACAAACCTACCCAAGTACATATGAATCTAGTGTTGGTGACACGCCACCGGAACCTGATCAAATAACTACAAGTTCAAGTTCTACAGTAGAACAATATCCCCCAGGTGCGTTAAACGCTTCGGGTTATAGAGCTACAGCTTATGGTAATGTATATGAAGAAGGTACACCTAACAACCCAAGAGGTAATGGGCGTCTTTTAGATAGAACAACTCAAGCTGATATTGATAAAGGAGATATTAAATGGGAGTGGCAGTGGAAAGGTAATAAAGGTAACGATCTAGTACCCGGTTATAGTGTTGCATCTAATAGATTTCCACATGGTACAAGGCTCTTAATAAACGGAAAAGAATACAGGGTAGATGATACCGGTGGTATGAGTGATAATGTTATTGATTTTTATGCAGGAGGTAACAGACAAATGTACAATCGGTTCGCTACTATGAACATTGAATCAATCGAGGTTATAAGATAATGAATAAAAAAGCAGAACAGGCAGCAAAAGAACAATACAGAAATAAGTTTGTTTTTAACCAACGAGGTGGTTCTATAGAAATAGATAACACTACAGGTCAAGAAAGTGTATATTTTACTCAGTATGATGGTAGTAATATAAAGCTTATGAAAAATGTTATTTCTGAATATGCTGCTAATAACAAGCAAACACTAGTAACTAATGATAGTTTTGAAACAGTTAGAAATGATAAGTGTGTTTTTGTAGGAGGTAATGTTATATCCAGAGTTATAGGATCACATTCTGTACAGAGTGGCTATACGAGTGATGATCAGCTTGATGCATTAAAGGAATGGAAAGAAGCATATAGACCGGTCGCAGAAAGAAATTCGCAATTTGAAATACAACGTGGGGGTGTAAGTTTTCCGCACGGTGTTGAAACCCCCGAAGTTGGAGAGAGATCAGAGCACCCGTCGAAAAATCAAGAAAAATATATTGTTGATGATGTGTACGGTACAATTCAACCATCTGTTGTTACTAGTAATAATAATGAAGTATCAAACTACAGCACGGTTAATATGCCCGGGCCAGTCTTTAGGGTAGTAAATCCTAATGTTGACGACTTTGGAGAAGATGTTAATCCGGCTACTGAAGCCGGAAGATATGAACCGACACCTGGTAGACAACCGGAAGATTTTGCACGAGATATACCTAGATTACAAGAAGAAAAATTAACGGAACTAGAACAAAAATTTGGAGGCGGTGTTGCTAATGAAGGTGGAGATGATCAAGATTTTACTTTTAGAAATAAAGTTGTTATGGTTGGAGGGGAAGTAAATGATTACCCATCAATTAGAACAAGCCCGCAAGGCAAGGCAACTCCCAGTCGAGTTATTGTTGGACCACAAGCTGGTGCATTTGTTGAAATTGACTCCGTACCGCATGTTGAAGAAGTAAACAACAGTCATTTTCCTGTTGGTAATTATTCCTTACATGCCGGTAATAAATTCAATATTAACGCAGGTTCTGGTGGTGTAGATATTAAAACAACAGGTCCGGTTGAAGTAGGTGGTACTACATATAAACTAGCCGCTAATAAAATAGATATACAATCATCAGCAGGTGTTAATATTACTAGTGAAAATTTAGTAGAACTAACTTCTTTGAGAAATATTTCTTTAAGATCTAATAAACAAGTTTTAATTGAACCCGGTTTAGGTGTTAAGAATAATGTTATTATTGGAGGCTCAACATATACAGAAGGAGAGACATATCTACATCATGTTACAGCTCCTACAGAAATTCAACAAACAGAAGAAACTGAAGTGTACGCTAAATCTGTATCTGGTAAGAAAATAGGTGAAGTAAAAGTTACATGGACGGATAAAGGAGGCTCGGCTACTTTTGATGTGTTAGGTACTGGAGCTGTTGAAGATTGTATTCGTTGTTATCCACATAGTCATCACTTTAAAAACCTACCACTTAGATTAACTGATTCATCTAAAAGTGTTAGAACTATTGCTATTGGAGAAGATATAAACACAGATGGTTTTCAAACACCTGCTCAAAACATTGCTCATGAATTAAAAGAACCTACTAATGAGCCAACACCACCCCGTGAATTAAGACCAACAGAAGATACACTATTACCACATGATAGAGAACGAGTTGAAGTAGATGGTGGAGCTATTCAACCAGAATTTCCACAAATAGAAAAACAAGGATCCTTTTCAGCAGATACCCCGACAGCCGGCTAGTGCAGGATCACCGTGAAGCTTAATTTATTTCATCAACTAGACCGTAATCTAAACACGTCTTACTATCAAACCAGAGATCATGTTGCAAGATTTCATCAAGTTTTTTCATAGGTATTGTAGTATGTTGTTTATAAATGTCTTTAATAGTTGACATTAGGTGTTTATTGTTTTCCATATCATCCTCGAGTTCATTATATTTTCCATAAAGACCGGAACTTAGTTGATGAATTAACATTTTAGAATATTTACCAATAAACCGTTTTGTACACGCTACAGAGATTATAGTTGCTGCTGAAGCAGCCGCTCCTTCAACATAAGAGTGCACTTCACTATTTAAATTTCTTATAACATCTACTGTTGCTAGCCCAGCAAATAATGACCCTCCGTATGAATTAATATGTAAATTAATAACAGGTCTAATATCTAAAAATACATTTGTAACAGAAAGTTTTTTATCTAACTCATGAAGCGTAGCATTTAGCTCTAATATATTAGATTCTGTTATATCACCATAAAAGTATAAATTATTTTCAATAATTTTAGTTACAGCACCGCCTGATGAGGGTGAAGCATTAATAATATATTGAGGTGCATCCTTTTCTTCCTCTTCTTCTTTGTTTATGTATCTCCACTTCATAATTTTTAACCTTGACATGAAGCGCAATTAAGTATATTTCTTGCTAGCTCCTGCGCTGGGTTTGCGCTTCTTTGATAGTATAATGACTTTATTCCACTTTGCCAGGCGTAAATTAAAAGCTCATTTACTTCTCTTGGTTTTGTCTCAGGTGGTATCATTAGATTAAGTGACTGTCCTTGATCAATATATTTTTGACGCATGCCTGCTTGAATAATAATTTCTTTCTGTGATATCTCACCAAAAGTTTTAAAGACGTCTTTCTCTTCTTCAGATAAAAATTTTAAATGCTGAACACTTCCTCCATGGTTTAAAATACTCTTCCATGTCGTTGCATTATCTTTATCTTTATCTTTTAACAACTTTACAAGATGTGGATTACGATAAGTAAATTTACCCTTAGCTAAATCTTTTGTAAAATAATTCGAATTAAGGGGTTCTATAGAAGGTGAAACTTGACCTAATATAAATGAACTACTTGTTGTTGGTGCTATAGCCATCGTTGTAGCATTACGAATACCATATCCTTTGCAAAGCTCTGGCTCACCAAAAAGTTCAGCCAATTCTCTAGTAGCATTATCACACCTTTCTTTAATTAGTACAAACACTTCTTGATTAATGCCTTTCGCCATTAATGATTCAAATGCAATCATTTTAGATTGTAAATACGTATGCCACCCTAAAACTCCAACCCCTAACGCTCTCTGTCTTACAGCAAAATTATGTGGTGCTTCCATATACTTTACACCCTCTGTCTTTTTAATAAAATCAGACATTACAGCATCTAAAAAATAAACCAACGTTTCAATTGCATCAGTTTCTTTAATCTCGTCCCACATTGCTAGATTTAAAGAAGATAAATCACAAACAAATGACTCGTCTTCATCGTTAGATAGAAATATCTCTGTACAAAGATTACTTGCATTAATTGTTTTATTTTTATCTTTATAAACTTGTGGAGCATTATTATTTGCTGTATCTGTCCAAAAAATGTAAGGGTAACCGGTTTCGTATCTCTTTTTAATTATTTTAGCCCAAAGTTTACGTTTTTCTTTATCACCATCTACTACTGACTGCATCCATTCATCTGTTATACAAACACCGAATGATAAATCTTGTATAGGATCTCCTTCAGATCTTATTCTCAAAAATTCATCAATATCAGAATGATCTACCGGTAGGTAAGCTGCAAAAGAACCTCTACGTACATTGCTTTGTGAAACATAATTTATGAGAGCGTCAAACACTGTTAACTGGTGATGTACTCCGGTGGCAGCTCCACCAGAAGAAATAGGTGCACCTCGAGGTCTTACAGCTCCAAAGTAACCTGAAGTACCACCTCCTACCTTAGACATTGTACCTACTTCAGATAATTTAGTAAGAATTTTTTCCATATCATCTGGAATAAAACTACCAAAGCAAGAAATTGGTAAACCTCTCTCTTTACCAAAATTAGACCAAATAGGAGATGATAAAGAGTAGAATCCTTTAGACATATAGTCGGTAAATTTTTCTGCATATCCTTTTATTTTAAGATAACTCTCAGCAGTTTTTGCAATAGTTTCAATTCTTTCTTCAGGTGTTTCACCTTCTTCAAGATAGCCTCGCTTTAAAAACTTTTTAGAGTCTGCGTTTAACCAACTATAGTTTTTCATACTTAAAATAAATCTTCTTCATCAAATGACTGGTTTTTCTTAGAATATTCTGTAGGTCTAGTATGGAAGAAATCTGCCATATTGTTTCCCATTAATTCTTCTTCAAACCACATTGTAGCCTCGAGAGAATCATTATCAACTTCAAACGGTGAGTTAAAACCTATTTGTTCTAAAGAAGAAATAATTCTATTTTTAATAAAACCTTTTAATAAATCAGCATTTAAACCATCTTCTTTATAACCATTAACCATCCAATCAACAATTTTACTCTCTGCTGTTAAAGCTTCTTCTGCTTCGTGAAGTATTCTTTTTTCTAATTCTTCGTCAAATAATTCTGGATGCTCTTCTCTAATAGTATTAATGATCTTAATACCAACTAAAGCATGAATATTTTCTTCATTCCTTGTATATTTTACTTGTTGATCTGTATCTTTAAGAACATTTTTATTTCTTGCAAACCAATTAACAATATAAAATTGTGAAAATAATGAAACATTTTCAACAAAAAGTGTAAAGAGTATTAAAGCATATAAATATTGCTTTTTACTATCTTTATAAAACTTATGTGTATATTTACGTAAATACTTTACACGTCCCTGAATCCATTGCAGTTTTAAATTTTCTTCAAAGACATCTTCCAGCCCTAAAATTTGTAATAACCTTTCATACGCGTTGTTATGTATAACCTCAACATTAGCCATTACATAACCTAAATCACATAATGATGGGTGAGGTAAATTTTCACCTAACTTAGCCCAAAATGTCTTAACAGCAACTTCAATTTGCCCAATAGCTGAAAGTGTACGTACAACAATCTCTCTCTCTTGATCAGTTAGTTCAACTTTAAATTGTTGAATATCTGACTTAAATGAAAACTCCTTATCAGTCCAGAACCCATTATGCATCGCTTCAATGAACTGATCCGTCCATGGATACAAATTAGGTTTTCTAGATAGCTGCTCTGTAAATATAGTAATCCCGTCTCCCATCTTTATTTACCTTGTATAAGGATTAAACAGGTACGGTGGTTTGCAAGCTACCATGTGGTAAAGAAAACGTTTTTACATGTTTCTTTCCACCGGAAGTTTCAGTTGTAACGGTTAGTGTATGTCCTGCAACATACGGTTGGGATACAATACTACCGCCTACCGTTATTACTTTATATAGTTGTCCTGTACTCGCTTCGAATATCTTTACAGTAGAATTCGAGCCCTGCTGTGCGATAAATTGTTTAGTGTCGTTGTTCATAGTCTCTGATATTATTTATAAAATGGGTTACCTCTGGGTCGGATTTATGTGTAGCAAAATTCAAAGTATTTGATATTTTTTTTGCAGTTTGCGATGCTTGAATCTTATGGAACTCAATGAGTTCTACAACTTGTTCAGAATCCGCAGCTGGTAAGCTCTCTTCATTAACATTTAATATGTTTCTTATCTCTTGTATTGAATAACCTTTATTGAGATATGTTTTCGCTTTTTGTGTAATAAAGTATTTTTTAAGATTAGCTTCATCAATATAATCAGTTACTTTTTTATTATAGTAATCCTGACTATACGTATAGCTTTTTCCAGTAATCAAACACGTAATTCTTCTACTCGCCATGGTATTATTTTAATCTACTCCCAAGGAAATACAATCCACATATTGTCTGAAATTACAATACCATAATGATCTAATAATTCTTTATGTTTTTCTTTAGTAAAGATACATGCCGTTTTATGCTTTACTCCGCCTAATGTTAAATTATTTGTAATATATTTTATTGTCTCTCCAGAGTCGCAAATATCATCTACTACTAATACATGCGCGTTATTTTCTTTAAGTGTAGCTATATTTAGAGGTTGATAAGTAGATAATGATTTTGTTTTCTTGTTGTCTTTATATGAACTAATACCGGTAACTATTAAAGGTTTATCTAACATATAGCTCATTATTGTAGCAGGAAATAATCCACCCCTTGCTAATCCAATAACATGTGTAATTTCTACTTCTTTGAGCCTGTCTGCTATAGTTCTAGCGTAAAACCTTATTTCATCAAAAGACACATTTGTGTTATCCATAAAACAATTATAACATTAACCTTTTATTTTTCAATCATTAGTAATAAATATATATGTGAATGATTTTGTAGAGTTACAGAAGATATATGAAGACTACCCGGGACCTTATGATCCTATAAAACCGTCTAATTATTATCCTGCAAAAGTAGATCAAGGACCATACTCAAGACCTGTTCCAGGTACTCCGGAGTCTTCTGGCTATAGCGCTTATAATCAAAATATAGTCGGTAATATTGCGCAAGTTATTGATGAAGAAATACCAGCAGCAGAAATTATTAACTTAGATGTACTAGAAAAGGTAGATGAACTCTCTACAGAAGCTGAAGAAGACGGAATGCAATATGCTGTTTTACAGTTGTCTAGATTAAAAGAGCATATCATTTCTCTTTCTCAATAGGGTATACTTTGTTGAGTAGTATGCTATTAACTAGATAGATAAGATAGCAACTGCTACTGCTATACAAAGCAAAAAGAATATTATTGTAACTGCTAGCATAAGTTCCTATGATAAGACCAGTCCAGAAACCTGTGCAAAGAGAGCAGTTTAACAAATCCTTAAAGAATTTAATTTTAGTAATTTTGTCTCTAACAAAATTAAAAATTTTTGCCTCCATTAAAATATAACAGAGTCCATAAGAAGTAAAGGTATAAAATAATAAATCAGCCACAAAGCAACTCTTCGTCACCGTCGATAGTATTTACTGCATCGCCCATAAGCTTAAGCTCTTCTTTCTTCACAATAATTGTATTACCGTCATCATCAGTAACTTTATAGTGATCGTCATCAATTTTTTCGACGACAGGACAACCAGCTTTCCCACAACATATCCTAACACTACTTTCTGTGAGTCTTTTAATCATATAATTATTTATTAAAAGCAGCCTCTAATGCACTCTTTATTTTGTCTTCTGCACGAGAATCCGGATCATCTTTTCTCCCTGGTGAGATCTCTCTATGTGTTGTTACTGTTGAAAGATCTTTTGGCCACCCCCACTTTTCGAATCTAGGGACTAGCCATTCAACTGCAGAAGCTACTTCATCATCAGTTAACTCTCTTGTATGCGTATTACCACTAAAAGATAAACCTAATAAAAAGCCATTACAGTTTGTGCGGCCATTAAAACTTGATTTACCTGCATGCCAGCACCGACGATCATCATCAGCAAAAACTGTTCTTTCACCATTAGTATCTATAAGACAGTGATATGATACCTGCGACTTTGATTGACATATCCAACTTACTGAACCTGCATATGAACCCGACGAGTGGTGAAGTACTACCCCTTCAGGTCTAATTTTTGAAGAAGATATGTTTGGTGATGGTTTACTAATTTCTGGATATGTTCCGTCGACGGCACTTGATGCGACCTGAACCACTGCGGGTTCTTTACTTAAGCCTAACGCTTCTGAAATAGTTTTTGCTGTGTTAGGTCCATAAGCACCATCTGGAAGAGAATCAGTTTTTTTCTGAATAATTTTAGTAAGTTCTTCTTTAGTAAATCCTAGCTTACTTATAATTTTTAACGCAGTATTCTTACCGTAAATACCATCTGCTGTAGCTCCTACAGCCTCTTGAATTTTTTTTGTTGTATCTTTAAGTGCCATAAAAGTATTTATTAAAAAAGTTGTAAAATGTAATAGCTTAGATAAATACTTTTATGGATATGATACTTGAGTTTATTAGTGACAAACCATGGTTTGGCTTAATCGCAGCTATTATTGCTGCAGCTGCTGCTTTTTGTGCTGCAACCCCAACTCCTAAAGAAGGAAGCTGGGTATCTAAGATCTACAAAGTTGTAGAGTTTTTAGCACTTAACATCGGCAAGGCTAAAGCAAAAGCTGTAGTTGAAGAAAAAGTTGAAGAGACTGTAAAAGATGCAGTTTCTAATGTTGTTAAAAAAGCTACTAAAAAATAATTAACCGTGGCTGGTGGTTTGATAAAAGGCGTATTACGAGCCTTAGTTGCTTACTTGGAGCTAAGGAATAAGACGCATTATCACCGCGTAGTTACTGAGTCTAGAGATAAACAGAAAAAATTAATAAATGAAATTGAAACATTACGCACTGCTGGCGATGTCGATTCTAATGATCGGGCTGACATCTTGCGGGACGAGCTCCTCGACGAAAAGCGGCACCTTGAACATCTATCAGCCTTCTACCTTAAATCTGTCGAAGGGAGTACCGATTCAAAGTAAAGAGGGAGTATATACTCCACAAACTGATGAAGTTTGGCATTCTGATGCGCGCTTTAGAAAACTTGAAAGGCAGCTTTACTTTAAGCCTACATCTAGCAAATAGCATAATATAGGTTATAATATAAGCCTATGAGTAAGGGAGACAAACCACGACCTCTTTCTGTATCCTATAAACAGTATAGTGATAACTACGAAGCTATTTTTGGTTCAAAAGATGAATATGAGGATAAAATTATCTACGATGACTTAACAGAAGAAGAGATAGCAGAAGCAGAAAAGCGTATCGATATTATTGGGCAAAATGGTAATGATGGTCTTCATTATGATGAAGTAGATGGAGAATCTTGAATACATCTTTCCACAAGATCTTAAAATGTGGGCAAAGAGCGCAGGTCGTAAATTTTTAGAAGCTCAAGAAAAAGTTAACGCGTTATCTACTAAAAATATCTCAGCAAGCGCGTATTGGGATGAAAATGGTGATGTTGCAATAATAACAGAAGAAGGTAAAATATATACATATGGCAAAACAAAATAATACACCATCGTGGAAGATAAGTGATAGAAAACCTAAGAAAACTAGACAAGGAATTTCTAGAAATTCTAAAGGTCATAAAAAATATAGAGGACAGGGCGGTCCTTGTAAACGAAGAAAGAAGTAGGTTTCTACGTTAAAGACGTATAAATATTGTTATGGTGAAAGCTATAACAATATTTTTATGTCTACTTTGCTCTAATATTCAAGCAAATCAAACGATAGATCATAGTAAAGAAATAGATAAAATTATTGCTAATGATCTTAAAAATAAAAGGATTGAGTTGCCTATAGTAGTTAACCCCTTCATATTTGTAAGGAGGGCATATATAGATATTGCTGGAAGGGTACCTACATACGAAGAATGGAAAACGTTTATAAAGAGACCCGACAGAAAGAAATTAATTGAAGATCTTCAAAACTCTAAAGGTTATACAGAAAGTATGTTTAACTTTTATGCTGATCTTCTTAGAATAAAGAGACGTCTTTCTAACAATATTGATGGTGATACATATATAACTTGGGTTAAACAAGAAATAGAAAACAATACACCATATGATGAGTTTATAAAAAAGATATTAACTGCGGAAGGTAACATATGGGAGAATCCAGAAGTGGGTTATTTCTTAAGAGATGAAGGAATGCTTCTCGATAATGTTAGTAATACATTTCAAGCTTTTGCTGGAATGAATATAAGTTGTGCACAATGTCATGATCATCCATTTGATGATTGGACGCAGATGGATTATTATAATATGACAGCATTCTTCACTCAGTTAAATACTAGAGGTAAAAAAGAAGATAGAAAGGAGTTTCAACGATTAAGAAAAGAAGCTGAAGAGTTAGATAAGTCCGGGAAACAAAAAGGTTCTACTAATAGAATAGGACAATTTTATAGACATGGATATCAGCATACTATAGTACAGGATCAAGATAAGAAATTAAAGCTTCCAGATGATTATAAGTATAGAGATGCTGAACCCGGTGAAGTGGTAAAAGCTGAAACGGCAGTAGGAGACAGAGTTAAAGAGAAGCGTAAGAGAGAAGGGTTAAGAGAGAATTTTGCCAACTGGTTAGCTAATGATACACATCCAACATTTGCTGCTAATATAGTAAATCGGTTATGGGATAGATCGTTTGGCTTTCCATTAATAGATAATTTAAATGAAGTAGCTTTATTTGATGAAGTAAAAGATGGTCGTAATACTCGATTAATAGAATACTTAGTTAAAGTGATGAAAGAGGTTGATTATGATTTAAAGAAGTTTAATAATATTTTATATAATACAAAGTTCTATCAAGCTAAAATTGACCCAGATAACGAATTTAAAGGGCCTGTTTTAAGAAGAATGACTAGTGCACAACTATGGGACTCTATAGTGACTTTATATCAAGGTGACCCGGACAAGTGGCAACCTAAGGACAGGAAGCAGGATTACATAGATCTCTTTACAGGTCTACAATCTATGCCTGTTAATGATGCTTTAAAAAAATGGGACCAGTATACTAAAATAAGAGGCAGTTATTATGAAGGTGCACCTAAAATAAAAGGTAATTTAGTAATAAGATCTTCACATATATTCGAAGGACGTAACGCTAATTTTTTAAGAGAGTTTGGTAGATCGGATAGAGAGCTTATTGAAACAGGTAACGAACAGCCAAACATAACCCAAATATTAAATTTAATGAATGGAGGTGTAACACAAGCACTTCAAGATAATAACGGGTACGTAGCTAGCCAAGCTAAAGATATGAAACGTGAATTAGGAATGAATATAATTTTTATATCTTATATAGGAAGAGCTCCTAATGATAAAGAGAGAGAATTATTAAAAGACGCAAGTTATGAAGATATAGTATGGATACTAATTAACTCGCATGAATTTAAACTAATAAGCTAATATGAACAGACGACTATTTATACAAACCCTAGCAGCATCTACTTACGGTCTAAAGACATTAGATGCTAAAGATGTACCTATAGCTTCAAAAGCTAAAAATGTTATTTACATTTGCTTAGACGGGGGTATGAGCCATATAGATTCTTTTGATCCTAAAGATAATAAAGATGTAATGGGAGATACAACAAAGATAAGCACAAATGTAAGTGGAATAGAATTAGGTAATAGGTTACCAAAATTAGCAGAAGTAGTAGATAAAATGTCTATTATAAGATCAACACATTCTAAAACAGGAGCACATGAACAAGCTCAATATCTTAATAGAACATCTTATAGGCAAATAGGTAGTATAGTACATCCAAGCTTGGGTTCTTGGGTAGCTCATATTCAAGATAGAGAAAAAGATATTCCTGATTATGTTTTAATTTCTGGTTCTTCTGCTCATCCTAATTCTGGATTCTTACCTAAGGTTAAATCTCCTCTACCTATTATAGATCCTAATGGAGGGTTAAAAAATTCTAAAGTAGATAGTAAACTTGAAGAAAGAATGCATATATTACGAGAGATCAATAGTAAGTTTAAAGCACCTCTAGCTACAGAGTATAATGAGTTCTATGATAATACAGTAAGATTTTTAAAATCTAAAGATTTAGAATTATTTGACTTAACTAAAGAGAGACCAGAATCTAGATCTAGATATGGTAATACTAAATTAGGCCAAGGTTGTCTTTTAGCTAAACGTTTAATTAAAGGTGATATTAAATTTATAGAAATTAATAACGGTGGTTGGGATACCCATGTAGATAACTTTACTAAGTTAGATAATAAACTTAAAGAAGTAGATGATGCTTTAAGTGCATTAGTATTGGATTTAGATAGCGAAGGTCTTTTAGATACTACACTTATAGCTCTTGTGACTGAGTTTGGTAGAACGCCAAAGATAAATGTTAATGATGGTCGTGATCATCATCCATCTTGTTATTCAACAGTTCTTATCGGTGCAGGGGTTAAAGGCGGCTACGTGGCTGGGGAGACTAATAAGACGGCATCTAAAGTAATTAAAAACCCATATACAATATCTGATGTTAACGCTACAATAGGGAGAGCGTTAGGTCTCCCAGTAGAACAAGAGTTTCTCTCACCAACTGGTAGACCATTTTATATAGCTGCAAAAGGTACACCTATTAAAGAAGTCTTAGCCTGATAGCCAATCTAAAAGAGACGAATACCAAGGGTATTTAACCAAGTATTCAATTTCAATCCACGTATGGTCGCCTGAACTCTCTAATATCATATACACGTGTGTACTATCGGATTTTTTTATACGCCATATTATATTGTCTTTATCTGGAGGTGTTATAAAATCCATAAAAAAAGCGCTCCCGAAGGAGCGCTTTTAAGGGTTATAGTTAAATTAAAACTCGAATGAAAGACCAAGTCTAAGCTCGGTATCATCATCTTCAGCGTCAAAATCGTAACCTAAGGTATAAGTAGCAAATACTGCTTTACCATCACCGATCTCATACGATACACCAGCACCAGCACGAATGTCAAATCCAATATCGTCTGTATCAACCCAATTAAGGCCAACACCACCAATAGCAGAAACAGTACATCCATAAACTTCAGTCACATCATAAGATGCACCAAGGTCGAAATTAAGATCACCGCTACCAAATTCAACAGCGGGCTTAATATCTACCTCAAGCCCTGCAAGGGCGATTGGAGCAGTAGTACCAACAACAAGACTATAGTCACCATCAGTTTTTGAAACTCCAATGCTATAATCAGTTAATTCAACACCTGCTACAGTTGCAGCTGCAGCGGGTCCAACAAGGGCCACAGAAGCAAAGGCTAATGCAGCGAGTAATGTAGTTACTTTTTTCATATATCAATATTTATTATAATATTTAAATTTTAAATAGCAATACCTTTTTTATTCTTTATTTATGAAGGTATAACATAATTCTTATCAGGCGTTGGATTATCTGGGGGACTTGTAATTACCGATGCTACCTGTGACGCAAAAATTGCATTCCAATGACCTGATAAACCATTTAACATTGTATTTAAATTTGCACGTGTCCAAGCTGATTCTCTCTTCGGTATAAAATCACCATTATCAGCTTCCAAAGTTGTTGAAAATTCTGAAACATAATAATCTGCTGCGCCAGAGGTACTATTAGTAAACGTCATTCCTAGCTCCCACTCTACAACTTTATTACTGCTTATATAAGGTACCGCTGTGGAAAATTCTATTGTTACCGCCATATCTTTATTTAAGTTTTATCTGCAAGTATACCAGCATTTCTCTCCATTCTCTTAACTACTCCATCTCTCCCTTTACTCTTACGTCTTTTGTACTCTTTGTGATCAAGATATTCATTTGCAGCTTCTATATTTTTACCTTGTTGTAATAATTTAACCCAATTCATACCTGGTAATAAATCACCTCTATAACTAATATCAAGTAAAACAGCAGCTTGCTCATCATTTAAATCATTAAACGTCAAACCAAAAATACCTTTTACTCTCTCTAAATGATAGTTTAATCTCTTATTAAATAATTGTTCGGCAAATTGTGGTGAAATAGAGTTTCCGTATTTTTGTACCCATTTGTTTTTTGCTGCTCTAGAACCATCTCCAATCTTATGACCTATTCCTATAGTATATATACCTACATCATCAGTATATGGTCTTAAAAACTTTTTATTTCTTGGGTCGTTAATATCGTCACCATAAATTTCTACCGGTTTAATTAAATTTCCAGCTAAATTAAGTACCTCAGAATCTGATTTATCTGGTGGAAAATCTTCTACAGCTGTAATTGATTTCGTAGCTTTTCTTGTATCAGGTAGCTCAGGAGGAGTATAGCCGTTCTTATCACGTGTTTCATATTGTTTCAAATACTCTTCTGCCGCTCTATGAAAGTTTGTTGAAGGCATAATATCTTCAACTGTATCGATTGCATCAATTTTTTGTTCTATAGGCTCTGGTCGTTTATCCAGAAAATCTTGTATCTTATCTGCTGAAAAGGGTGCAGAACCTATAGCTAATAAACCTAAAACTATTTCTTTCATACCTTCGTCAAATTGCTGAGTCACGTATATATTTATTATAAAGAGGTTCCTATTGGTGGAGGTGAGGGGGATCGAACCCCTGTCCATTAAGTTGTCAAAACAACCGTCTACATACTTAGATATATTCTATTTTAAGGATATATGGCTATATCAACCGTCCTACATTTCTTTTAATTATGTTATGTTCTAATCTAGCTGCTTATTACGCTAATCGCTATATTAACAACTCATTGCGTTACCCAAACACATTAATGAGAATCCATGTTTGTTTTCTACGCTGCTAAAAGCGCTTCTTCTTGAACCAAGAATGCATCTGGGTTGTTGAAGATGGCTTCTGCTTGCGCAAGAAGGTCTGCTTCTTCTTGTTCTGCAGTTATGTAATTAATCGGCTTTTAACGTGGCCAACCG